CCAAGGCCAAGTATTTGAGGACCGCAGCCGCTTCCGTGTCCTCGTCGCAGGCCGCCGCTTCGGCAAATCCTACCTCTCATGCGTCGAACTCTTGCGTGGAGCGATCGAAAACCCCGGCCAAACCTACTTTTACTGCGCCCCGACCTACCGCATGGCCAAGGACATTGCCTGGAAAGTCCTCAAACGCCTCGTCCCCAAACCCTGGATCAAGAGCAAGAACGAGACCGACCTAAAAATCGAGCTTGTGAATGGTTCGATGATCGAATTAAAGGGCACCGAGAACGCAATGGCGCTCCGAGGCCGCTCCCTTTCAGGCGTAGTCCTCGACGAAGCCGCCTTCATGGACTCGGAAGTCTGGTTCGAGGTAATCCGCCCCGCCCTTGCGGACAAACAGGGCTGGGCACTCTTCATTTCCACCCCCGATGGAACGGCCTCATGGTTTTACGAGCTATGGCAATACGCAGATAGCGGCGACGACGACTGGATGCGCTGGTGTTACACAACAGTTGAGGGCGGCAACGTCCCAAAGGAGGAAGTCGAAGCCGCCCGCGCCCAACTCGACCCCCGCACCTTCCGCCAAGAGTTCGAAGCCAGCTTCGAAAACCTAAACGGCCTCGTCGCGATCAGTTTCAGCGACAAAAACATCAGCACCGACGCAATCGACATCAACGTCCTCCCCCTAATCCTGGGCGTCGACTTCAACGTCGACCCCATGAGCGGCATCTGCGCGGTCAAAAAGGACGACACCCTCTACGTCTTCGACGAAATCATGCTCAAGGGTGGAGCGACCACCTGGGACTTCGCGGAAGAAGTCACCCGCCGCTTCGGGGTGGAGCGCCGCGTAATCGCCTGCCCCGACCCCACCGGCTACGCCCGCAAAACCAGCGGCATGGGCGTCACCGACCACACCATCCTCCGCAAATCCGGCTTCACCGTCCAATCCCCCCGCTCTCCCTGGAAGATCCGCGACAAAATCACCGCCGTCAACACCGCCCTAATGGACGCCACCGGAACACGCCGCACCCTCATCCACCCCCGCTGCAAAGAACTAATCAAATCCCTCCGCACCCTGACCTACACCCCTGGAACGGGCCTCCCCAACAAAAACCTCGGCGTCGACCACGCATTCGACGCCTTCGGCTACCTCTGCCTCCAACAATTCAACCTGGCACGTCCCGAAGTTTTAGGCCAAACCGCCTACCGTTTGTACTAAACAGGGCCAAAAATACAGATCCATTTGTTACTCTATGACTAAAGGCATAAATGTTATGGACGGGGAAAACACCGAACAGGCCGCACCCAAAAAACACCGTCCATTCGGTTCAAAGAACCCCGATGCAGTAATCGAACTGCGCCGCCAACGGCTGTACCGCCGCCAACTAGAGGGCCTCGGCTCCCGCGATCTCGTCCAACAGCACGCCAAGACTGAGCAAATCAGCATGGCCACTGCCTGGCGCGACTGGGCCCAAGTAAATGCCTGGAACAAGGAGGACTGGGAGCGCGAGCGCGTCGACATGATCGCCCGCATCCAGGGTATGCGCTTCAAGCTGTACCACACGGCCTACAAAAAGGGCCACCTCCAAGTCGCTGCAGGCGTCCTCGACAGCCTGGGCCGTGTGTTGGGCGAAGCAACCCCCGAGCAAGTGGCCGTCCAAGTCCCGAACCTCAACATCCAAATCGAGCAAAAGAAGGACTGACCCATGCCAAAACGCGGCCTCTACGCCAACATCAACGCCAAACGCAAGCGCATCGCGGCTGGATCGGGCGAAAAGATGCGCAAACCGGGCTCCAAGGGCGCTCCAACCGCCGCCGCCTTCAAAAAAGCGGCCAAAACCGCCAAAAAACGCAAACCCAAGGGTAAAAAATAATGGCCATCACCGTCGTCCGTGGCACGAACCTTGTCGAGTACCACGAATCCACCCCTCTAACGTCGGTCGACGACGCCCTTGAGGTTCACGCCGACACAAGCGAATTTTGCTTCGCCGCTGTCGTAACAGGCGGCGCCAACTTCACCATCGCCTTCGAAACCGAATTTAACGGCGGCGCAGGCACCTGGTACGAAATCGACGTCAGCAAAACCATCAACGCCGACGGCGAATACATCTACTTCTACACAGGCAAACCCGTAAACCGTATCCGCATGAGAATCAAGAGCATCAGCTCTGGAACGCCCAGCGTTACCCCCCACATCGGCCTTTCGTACAGCAGCTAATGGGCACCCGCATCATCCCCGGATTCTGTATCCACCTGGAGGTTGATGCGGAGAGCCGCATGACCGAGGCTAGTTTTACTTTTATGACCCCTCAAGACCCAGTTGACTTTGGCGCGTTAATGACCCGCCTTGCATCAGGGGTCGAGGTAATGATCGAAGTGGAGGATGACGATGATTGAGTATCGCGGCGAAAAATTCGAGGGCTATAACAAACCCAAGCGCACCCCGAACCACCCGAACAAAAGCCACGCCGTTTTAGCGAAGGTCGGCAACGAGGTGAAGTTAATCCGTTTCGGCCAACAGGGCGTCAAGGGCAGCCCCAAAAAGCAAAACGAAAGTGAGTCTTACCGCAAGCGTCGCGAATCATTCAAAGCCCGCCACGCAGCTAACATCAAAAAAGGAAAAATGTCTGCGGCCTACTGGGCTGACAAGGTGAAGTGGTAACCCCATGACTTATTCTGTCCCCGGCCAAATCCGCACCCACCTCGTCAGCTCCACCTATCCGGGTGGACCGGACAGTCCATTTGTCCGCACGCAAGCAGTGCTGGACCAAATGCGCGGCTGGGAGATCATGAAAGCGGTGACTCTCGGCACCGAATATCTCCGCGAGAATAGCGAAGCCTTCCTCCCAATCGAACCCCGCGAGGATTACTCGGCCTACCTCGCCCGCGTAAACCGCGCCGTCTTCTCCCCCTACACCCAGCGCCTGGTGCGTGCCGCTGCCGGTCTAATTCTGCGCCGCCCCATCACCCTCGATGGCGACCCGTACTGGACAGAAGTTTTCGCAAAGAACGTCGACGGATGCGGCTCCGACCTAGACGAGTATGCCCGCCGCTCACTGATTTGCGCCCTAACCTACGGTCACTGCCACACACTAGTCGATTTCCCCGCCCCGACTGGAGCACGCAGTCTGGCCGAGGAACGCGCACTCAACCGCCGCCCTTACTGGATTGAGATCGACCCAACCAACATCTACGGCTGGCGCCTGGACCGCGAGACAAATTACGGCCAACTAACCCAAATCCGCATCAAAGAACGCGCCGTCGTTGCCGATGGAGAGTTTGGCGAGAAAGTTTACGACCAAATCCGCGTCATCGAACCAGGCCGCTACCGAATTTACCGCCAAACCGAATCTGTAAAGGCAGCAGCAGGCGGCTTCCCCTATCCAAACGCCTACGAGGCTAGCGACGCCACCTCCGACTACGAATTAGTCGAGTCTGGCGACTACAGCCTGGGCGAAATCCCCCTCGTCACGATCTATTCCAACAAAACCGACACGATGGTCAGCAAGCCCCCGTTGCTGGACATCGCCTACCTAAACCTGGCCCATTTCCAACGCCAAGCCGACCTAATCCACAGCCTGCACATCGCCAGCCAACCCATGCTGGTTTTAGAGGGCTGGGACGACCAAACCAAAGACATGGCTGTGGGCGTGAACTACGCCATTTCCACGCAACCAGGCAACAAGGTTTACTACGTCGAGCCCGCATCCAGCGCATTCGAGGCCCAAACCTCCGAGATCCGCGAGCTACAGATGCAAATGGCCACGCTAGGCATCAGCACTTTAAGCCAACAAAAATTCGTCGCAGAGTCCGCCGACGCCCGCCGCCTGGATCGTGTCGACACCAACTCCATGCTCTCCATGGTTTCACTGGACCTTGAGCAAAGTTTGCAGAAATCCTTCGACCTAGCCGCGAACTACTTAGGACTCGAACCACCGAAAGTAAGCATCAGCCGCGACTTCGACATCGACAAACTGATCGGCCAAGACATCACCGCACTAACTTCCCTCTTCGACCAAGGTGTCCTAGATCGCGACGAGTTCCGCCAGGTGCTGGTGCGTGGCGAGGTGCTACCAACTGCGAACGAAAGCGTTTAGTAAGTAGTGCAGTAGACTAATACTGCCAATAAAACTTGTCATGGCCGAATCACTTGACAAGGTTCTGCAGCCCGATGGGACATACAAGTGGGAACTTGTAGAACTCCGCGCTGCGAATCTGTATGAGAAGGACAAACCTAAAGAGGTGAAGTCCGAGCCCCGCGCAAAGCGCCGGACCAAGTCAATTGACTCCGCACCCGTAACCACTCCTGACGAATACTGAGCATGGAAGAGCAAGTCATCCAGGACACGCCCGTGGCGAGCCCTGACCAGCCCGTGGCTGGAGCCGACACCGCTTCACAACCCGACCCAACCGCTTCAATCCGCGCCGAGTACGAAACCCAGCTAGCCGCCTTCAAGCAGCAAGCCGCCGAAGCCGAGGAACGTTTCCAAGGCATCAAATCCAAACTCGACGAGGTCTACAAGAAGCAGGACGACCAACGCAAAAAGACGTTGGAAGACCAGGGCCAATGGAAAGACCTCTGGGAAGAAGCCAACAAAACGGCCCAGGACAAAGACCTCCGCATCTCCGACCTGGAACGCCAGCTTGACGACCTACGAATTTCCAACGAACAGGCCGCAACAAAAGCAAGCGCATTATCCGCAATCAACCAAGCCGGAGCCATCAACTCCGACCAAATGTTGATGCTTTTGCAAAACAATCTACAGAAAAATGCAGACGGCAAAGTAGTCGTATTGCAGGGCGGTGTCGAACAGGACATCAGCACCTATTTGAATAACTTAAAGAACCCTGGATCGGGCTACGAACACCATTTCAAACCAAGCACCGCTGCAGGTATGGGCGCAAAACCCACACCGAACTCAGCGATTGCACCAGGAATGGCTAACCCCTGGAAGGACGGTAGTATTAACATAACGAGGCAAATGCAACTAGAAGCACAGGAACCCGAACTCGCAGCCGTGCTGAAGAGAGAGGCTTCCCTGTAGTCCCCGTGGGACGTTGCCTCACCAAGTCCGTGACTTGGACCCCGCAAACACCTTGACGTTGGTTTTCTAAAATGGCCGCACCATTTCAGAATTATTCCGGCGGTGTCCTTCTCGCGGACATCGTAAAAAGGAATAATCTCAGCACCTATGTGTCTGAGGCAATCAAAGAGCGCAGCCTGTTCCTGAAGAGCGGTGCTGTTGCTCGCAACCCCCTGCTGGATGCCCGCGAAGGCGGCACCCG